TTTTCCTCATTTCCTCATTATTTCGCTAGTAATATTAGAGCGAAATAACGAGGATGTCTTTTCGCCTTCAGTGTCGTTGTGGTTTCTTTACTTTCCCTCAGTGTGATACCACTCCTGCTGCTGCTCTTTCTGTTATCACTTCTACCAACTGGCCTGCCCCTATATCATGGGCTGTTGTTGCTCACGAGAAACACAAGGATGGAACTCCCCACATCCACTGCGTGGTCATGTGGACCAAGCGTATCGACATCAAAGACGCTGGCCCTATGCTCGACGCTATTGGTGGAAAGCACGGCAACTACCAATCTGCTCGTTCTCCCCTCAAGACTCTCCGATATGTCACCAAGGACAATGAGTTTGTCTCTCATGGTGAGGTTCCCGACCTTAGTCAAAAGCAAAAGATATCCGATGTCTTCGCTAAGACTTTGTTGGAGGGAGGCACCTTCCATGACTGTGTTGAGATCGATGCTGGAGCTGCCCTTGGCATGAAACGCAAACTGGACGAGTTTGCTGAGTACTGCTCAGCTAAGCGACAGAACGATCGCCTCAAGGTATGGGAGCCTCCTATCTATACTGGAGATGTCTATGAAGTCCAACTGATCGCCCAATGGCTTAGAGAGAATATCCGTCAGTCGAGGAAACCACGTCAGCCTCAACTATATATTTCCGGCATACCGGGGATCGGGAAAACCCGACTAATTTCGCAGTTGTCCGCTTCGCTTCGAGTATACCATATTCCGAGAGCGGAAGACTTCTACGACTTCTGGGAGAACAACTACTTCGACGTGGCGGTACTCGACGAGGCCAAGAACGCCAAGACTCTCCAGTGGCTGAACAGCTTCCTGGATGGGAGTGTGATGCCCTTGAGACAGAAGGGCAAACAAACCTTGAAGGCACACAACCTACCTGTGATCATCTGCAGCAACTACCCTCCGGACATGGCCTACACCAAGGACTCCGTCGCACGAGACGCTTTCATTCAGCGTCTCCTACACGTCCACTTATCCCAGGAGTTCAACTTATTCCCCCTTCTACTATCTGAATAAACTAACTCTTTTTTTTTTGTTTAAGTTTTTTTTTGTTTTTTATGGGTGTTCCTAACCCTAGCCCTGTGCTCCGCTACGCTACGCACGCTAACCCTTTCTTTTTTCGTCTCGCTCCCTACGGTCGCGTTACCCTACGCTCGTCGCTGCGCTCCTCGAGCCTCTTGTTTTTTTGTTTAAGTTTTTTTTTTCGTCATAAACTCTTTTTTTTTCTACGCATCTACAAATCGCACACGACAAGTAGTCGGTGCAATAATGTCATTGGTTCCTGCAGCAGTGGACCCAATAAAGACCAAGTAAATGGCTCCCGAAGAGATGGAGCCAATGGTGTTGGCAGTTCCCTCATACACCACTGGAATGTTGACCTTGCGATAGCAATCAAACACATACGACAGTTGCGTCGCAACTGCTTGAGTGGCAGTGGCATTGAAAATTCCAAAAGCAAACTGTTCATCATAATGAACTTTGAATCGCTCACGATTGTTCAGATTCATGTACGCATGAACGCCTCCGGCTGCCTGAAGAATGTCGCCGATGGCAGCAATCACTCCATTGCACTGCATGTCTTCCACAATCATAACACGCCCGGCTTGAGGCGTCGTACTTGCAGAGTCCGTCTGCACTTGCATCCGTCCTCGGATCTGGATGGCAGTAATGTTCGTGCGACGACCAATTCGATCGGTGAAATCCGTCCCAGTTGCGACACCTAGAGTGGTTTCAGCAGGGACCTACTTACAACAACCAGTATGCTGAGCAATCCACTCACCTGAGATCAGTGTCACACTGCCTGTGGCATTCACATCATATACGGTCAGAGCCGTATCTATCACCTTCTTCTCAGTCGGTGATCGCACCGATGCACCATAAAAGCCTCCTGTGCGATAAGGTCCTCGTCCTGTCCCATACAAATTCTTGTACGATCGACGAAACGTCTTCGGCTTTGTCTTCCAGTTCCCATAGGCCTGTGCCAACTGATCGTTGGTCATAGCACTATAGCGCTTGGGTGCCCCATAGCTGGCCCCATCATACTCATTCCATTTCCTCTTCGACATCACTCTCTCCTGCTAGATACTGCTCGATGCTCAACACACGCTCCGTCAAAATAGCTACTTGCCCACACAACCTGTCCACCAAATTAAAAAGTTCAGTGACAGCCAACTCTTCCAAGTTCTTCCCACTCGAACTACTGCTTGAACTCTCCAGTTTCTCACCTTCTTAATGATTTTTTCTTCCTTTCTGTCCTTTTATCCCCTCTTGTTCACACCTGCCCGGTTTTTTCCGCTAACGCTCCCATTTTGATTGGGCTCGCGTTTCTATTGGCTGAGCTAAAAATAGCCCAGCTCTCTGATTGGTCCAATTTTGATTGGATTGCGTTCCGCGAAGTTTCCACCTTACCATGAACACCATAGTATATATACCTTTCTTTTTCCTCATTTCCTCATTATTTCGCTAGTAATATTAGAGCGAAATAACGAGGATGTCTTTTCGCCTTCAGTGTCGTTGTGGTTTCTTTACTTTCCCTCAGTGTGATACCACTCCTGCTGC